AGGACAAAACTTCTAGACAAGAATGGATTGAAACGTATACCAAAGGATTAGATTTATTAGGATTCAAATATGAATCTCCAACAAGACCTTTCTTAGGAGCTGCGGGCGTCACGCATCCATTGTTAGCAGAATCGGCTACACAGTTTCAAGCACAAGCATTCAAAGAATTACTTCCATCGGACGGTCCTGTACGAACCGAAGTCGTAGGAGCAGACACCGATGAAAAAATAGACCAAGCAGGTCGTGTCAAAGATTTTATGAACTACATGCTGATGAATAAAATGGAAGAGTACACACCTGACATGGATCAAATGTTGTTCTATCTTCCTTTAACAGGATCTACTTTTAAAAAAATATATTACGATGGCATCATGCAAAGAGCATGTTCTAAATTTATTAAAGCAGAAGATCTTGTAGTTCCTTATAATGCTTCCGATTTATCCGATGCGCAACGAATTACACAAATCATTCAAACTAGTGATAATGATTTACGAAAACTACAAGTATCAGGATTTTATAGAGATATTGATTTACCAAAACCATCGTACAAAGAAGATAAAGCACAAGAAAAAGTATACGAGATTGAAGGTGTAGCTTCTAGTCAAGGAACAGATAAAAACCTTATGTACAACTTAATTGAAGTACATACCAATTTAGATTTACCGGGATACGAAGATGAAAATGGAATTAAAATTCCTTATGTCATCACTATTGACGAAGACTCTAGACAAGTATTATCGATTTATCGAAACTATAAAAAAGACGATCCGTTAAAACAAAGAAAAAATCATTTTGTTCATTTTAAATTTTTACCAGGATTAGGATTTTATGGATTTGGTTTAATTCATATGATTGGTGGTTTATCTAGAACCGCTACGTCTGCATTACGACAGTTATTAGATGCTGGTACGTTATCTAACTTACCTGCTGGATTTAAATCTAGAGGTATTAGAGTACGAGACGATGCGCAGCCTCTACAACCAGGAGAGTTTAGAGACGTGGATGCACCGGGAGGCAATATTAGAGATCAATTTATGTCGCTTCCGTTTAAAGAACCGTCTGCGACGCTATTTCAATTATTAGGATTTTGTGTCGAAGCAGGAAAACGATTTGCTTCGATTGCGGACATGAAAGTTGGGGATATGAATAATCAAGCTCCTGTAGGAACAACCATGGCTATCTTAGAACGAGGTTCTAAGGTTATGTCTGCTATTCATAAGCGTTGTTTCTATTCTATGAAACAAGAGTTTCAATTATTAGCAAGAGTGTTTGCAGATTATTTACCTCCAGAATATCCTTATGATGTTGTTGGTGGAAATAGATTTATTAAACAAGCTGATTTTGACGATAGAGTAGATGTTATACCAGTAGCCGATCCTGATATTTATTCTATGACACAAAGAATTCAAATTGCACAATCCGAAATGCAACTTGCAATGTCAAACCCACAAATGCATGATTTACATGAAGCGTATAAACGTATGTATCAAGCATTAGGGGTAAAAAATATTAATGCTATTTTAAAACCACCACCTGAACCACCAAAACCTTTAGATCCAGCAATGGAAAATACAGGAGCGTTACAGATGGTATTGCCAAAAGCATTTCCTCAACAAGATCATGATGCACACATCAATGCACATATGGCATTCATGACATCTAGAATGGTTCAGATTAATCCTCAAATTTATGGATTGCTACAAGGACATTTGATGGAACATGTGTCCTTAATGGTGAAACAAGAGGTGTTGCAAGCATTTTCACAAGATCCGAACATGGCACAAATGCAACAAGCAGATGAAGCAGCGTTTCAAATTGAATTTGACAATGCTGTAGCGCAAAGAATTGCACAAAAAGTACAAGAATTGGTTGCTTTAGAGCAACAATTTACTGCTCAACAGAACCAAGATCCGCTTTTAGCTCTTAAACAACGTGAATTAGACCTAAGAGCAATGGATATTCAGCGAAAAGCACAAGAAGAAGCAGAAAAAATGGATTTTGAGTCCAACAAATTCGCTGCTCAACAAACTTTACAGGAAGACAAGTTGAATTTAAACGAAGAACTTGGTAAAAAGAGACTAAAATTACAAGAAGACAAAATGAAACAGGAGAAAAACAGTGCCCCTAAGCAAGAAAGGTAAAAAAATCATGAAATCCATGAAGGAACAGTATGGTTCCAAGAAGGGAGAGTCTGTTTTTTACGCATCTAAGAACAAAGGTGTCATTAAAGGTGTTGAAAAAAAGAAAGATGGCGGTTCTATGAATAAAAAACCTTACGAAAAATTTAAAGATACTACTAAAAAGGAATATGAAAACAAAAAGAAGCGTTTTCCTATGATGCCTAAAGATGAATTTGATATAAGATTTGAAAACAACCCTGATTTTTTCGAAGAAGGTGTAAGTAGAGCTTATACAGGTGGTTTAATGAGAAGAAAAAAGAAAATGGCAAAAAAATTAGAAGAAGAACTTGGAATTGAAACAAGCCCTACTAGACCAGCTCCAGAAACAGGATCGCCTAGTCCTATTCCTCCTAAAAAAGGACCCAATTCTCAAGGTATGAAATATGGTGGAATGGCTCGTGGCTGCGGTAAAGTATTATCGGATAAAAGGAAGTTGACAAAATACTATTAGTTATTATATATTGCACTGCAACATATAACAAAGGATATACAATGTTTAAATTAGCATTCCCAACATACTCAGAAGTAAAAGAATTCTGGACTGGTTTTTACAGCAATGTAAACAAGTTTTGGAATGATTGGTCTGAAGATGTTAAACAATCATTAAAAAAATAATTTAAGATGGCTTGGTTAAATTTGATAGGTATGGCATTTAAAGCAGGTAGTCATATCTATCAAAACCGCCAAAAAACTAAAATGTTAATGTCTGATGCACAGATGTTACACGCACAGAAGATGGCCAGCGGAGAGGCTGAGTACCAAGGTAAATTACTTGAAGCAAGACAATCAGATTGGAAAGACGAGTTCATACTTTTGTTGTTGTCGGCGCCAATCGTTTTACTGGCCTGGGCTGTTTTTAGCGAAGACCCTCAGATCATGACCAAAATGCAACTTTTCTTCCAGTATTTTTCTGATCTTCCTTTCTGGTACCAAACTATTTTTGTAGGAGTGATTGCATCTGTCTATGGACTTAAAGCGACAGATTTGATAAAGCGTAAGTAGTGGATTACGATACAGTACAAAGAATCAAAAAGAAACTAATAGACGAAAGATTAAATCTTTTGAAAGAAAAGGTTACTATTGGTGTTGACAATTGGGACACATATCAATATATAATAGGACAAATCAGATCCCTAACAGATCTGCGACAAGACCTAACGGACTTGTTCAAAAAACAGGAGCTAAATGACGATAATAACGCCAAAGGCGCTGGAGACTAACAATGGAGGTCTCCTCAATGCTTATAAATCTAAGGAAGAAGTAGAGAAACTCTATCTTGATTCCAATTCTATTGACAAAAAAATCGTAGATAAACTTCCACAACCTACTGGATGGAGAATTTTAGTTCTTCCATACTCTGGTCCTAAAAAGACTAAAGCAGGAATTATTTATGCGGATCAAACGCATGAAAGAATTCAGATGACTACTGTCTGTGGTTTAGTTTTAAAAATGGGACCGCTTTGCTACCAAGACAAAGAAAAATTTAATGACAAGCCTTGGTGTAAAGAAGGAGATTGGATTATCTTCGGACGATACGCTGGAAGCCGTTTCAAAATTGAAGGCGGTGAAGTTCGTATTTTAAACGATGATGAGATCATCGCAACGATCAGTAATCCAGAGGATATACTGCACGCATATTAAGGAGCTAACAAATGGTTAAAGATAAATATGGTTTAGATACCAGTGAAGTAGAACTTGATACTTCGGGAGTACAAGAACAAGAAGTACAAGTTGAAGTTAAAAATGAAGAAACAAAAGAACCTGTCATTCCTAAGTTTGAAGTTACACCAGACGGTACTGCTGTAAATGAACATAAGGATGATAAAGTAGATGTAGAAGTTGCAGAAGAAAAGGCACAGCCCTCTTCTGAAACAGATGCACCTAAACAGGATCTAAAAAAATATTCTGATAATGTTCAAACTAGAATTGGAGAGTTAACAAAAAATTGGAGAGCATCGCAAAGAAGAGAAAAAGCTGCTATTGATTATGCTAAAGGTCTTCAACAAAAAATGCAAGATCTGCAACAAAGATTTCCAAAACTAGAAGAAAATTATCTTAGAGAGTTCGAATCTAGAATTAAAACCGATACTGCTGATGCATCTAGAGAGTTGCAAACAGCAATCGAAAATCAAGATTCTGCTGCAATCGCTAAAGCTAATCAAAGATTAGTTCAATTAAGTATTGAAAATGAAAGATTGTCTAATACTAAATACATGCGAGAACAAGAAGCAGAAAGAATCAAAACTCAACCTGCAGAACCAGAAATACCTGAAATACAGGCTTCCCCTAAAGCAAGAGCTTGGGCAGAGAAGAATGAATGGTTCATGCAAGACTCTATCATGACAAGTGCTGCTCTAGAAATAGATAAGCAAATCAAAGGTGAGGGTATTGCGGGAGACAGCGATGAGTATTATAATGAATTAGATAAACGATTAGGAGAATATTTTCCTAATAAGTTTGCTAATGCTCAACAACCTGTTGTTGAGAATGTTCAGAAGCAAGAAAAACCCGTCCAAGTTGTTGCTTCTGCTGTTAGAAACCAAAATGGACGCAGGACTGTGAAACTCACCAAGTCACAGTTGGTAATCGCTAAAAGATTAGGGGTGCCACCTGAAGAATACGCGAAATACGTAAAAAATTAAAGGAGAACACATATGAGTGAAAAAATAAAGAAAGTTTCGCGCG